CTGCCGTAGCCGTCGGAGTCTCCGCGCTCGATGTCGGCGTCAGCGCCGTCGCGGTCCTCGTCGGAGTTGGCTACGCGGCCAGCCGACTGGGCCGCCGCCTTGGCCTGCTGGGCCTGGAAGATTTCCTCGAAGGTGTGGCCGACCTTGTACTCGCCGCGCAGGATGAAGACGTCGCCGTCGTCGATGGGCGGGAGCTGGAGGATTTCACGCGCCTCGTTGAGCGTCATGATTCCTCGGTCGGTCATGTCCTTGTTGATGTTTCGCTTGGAGGACGCCGCCGCGTATTCGAGCCTGTTGGAGCTGAACATGATGCGGTTGGCGGGACGCTCGCGCATGGTGAAGGTCGCCATCGTCAGCGCCTCTCCCAGCGCCAGGGCGAAAGGCTCGATGCAGCCCTCGTAGAATGCGTCCCAGGCGTTCTCGTCGTAGTTGTTCTGCAAGATTCGGCGGTTGGTGCCGAAGTAGTCGAACACGTTGTTCTCGATGCGCTCCATCTCGTCGGACGGGATTGTCCAGTTCTGGGACTTGAGCTGCTCTATCGAGGCGAACGTGTTGTCATAGACCATGAGAGGAGTGCCGTTCTCCGAAGACAGGTTGTCCTGGGCGAAGCGGTCGCGCTTCTTGCGCATGTCCTCTTCGCGCACCTGGCCGTTGAGCTGGCCGATGAATCGGAGCTGCGCGGAGTCGTTGATGGACTGCTTCTGCGCGTCCTCCTGGGCCTTGAGCATGGTGAGCGTGTTGGCGAGGATGTTGCCGTCGCCGAACCAGTCGGAGATGTACTGGAAGCGCGTGACGACCGCCACGTACTTCAGCTCCACGGCTCCGTGCTCGCCGTCTGGCATCTGCCATCGGAGCCAGTATTCGCCTCCGTAGTCGACGACCTCGGCGTAGGCCAGAGGAATCGGGTAGAAGCCCATCTGGACCTGCGAGCCTGGCTTGTACATGGGAACCACGCAGACGGTGGTGTTGTTCATGTACAGGGTCGCGCAACGGTAGAGGAACTGCGGCCAGGTCTGGTACGGGTTGGGAGACGTCTCTATCGCCCTGCGCACCCTCGGACGTGCGCTGCCCTGGATTTCGGGCTTGAGCTTGGAGCAGGCGATTGCGAAACGCTCGATGACGGAGCGGACGAGCACCTGCTGGTACATCGAGCCGTTCCAGCCCACGGTGTACGGCCTGGTCCCTACGGTCTCGATGGCCGAGCCGAGAGGCTCTGGGCCTTTTCCGAGTATCTTGTCAAGGATTCTTCCCATAGTCTATTGGTGTCCTATCTATGGTACACTTCGACATAAGCATAAGCACTTTGAAAAGGTCATACCCGCTCGCCTGTGAACAGGGCGATTTAGGGCGATTTCGGGAGAGGAGCCAGGTGGCTACCAGAAGCAAGCTCGAACAGGCCATCAAAGACCACGCCGAGAGCCTCAACGACGCGCAGAGGGAACTCGTGATGTCCCAGTTCTCCGACCTGAAGCGCAACAAGGAGCGGATTGCCAAGATAGAGGAGACGCTCAAGATGATGGACGCGCAGCCAGTGGTCGGGCCAGACGGCACGAAGGTCCACCTCGCGCAGAGGATGTCGCTCGCTTCCGAGAGGAGCCAGCTCATCGAGACGAACAACAGCATTGCCTCGGCATTGTTTTCCCAGCTCAAAGACAAGGAGAACTGATGGAGAAGAATTGCGACACCTGCGTCCACAAGGAGATGGACTCCCTGGACGACAACGGCAACCGAATCGTGAAGTGCGAGGCGAACGAGTTCCAGCTCTTCTTCCCGTTCGCCGAGGAGTGCGTACATTGGGAGCGTGCCCTTGACGAAGAGTAGCCGCATAGTATCCGATGCAGAGAAGTACCTGCTCGACGTCAAGGCAGGGAAGATTGCCGCCTGCAAGCGGATGAAGCAGCTCGCGGACATGATGCTTCCGCGCTTTGAAAACGGCTACAAGCGGTGGCACTTCGACATCGACAGGGCCGAGAAGCCCGTCCGCTTCGTGGAGCGGTTCTGCGTCTCGCCAGAGAGCGGGAAGAAGCTGGTTCTCGAACCTTTCCAGAAGTGCATGATCGAGCTTACATTCGGGTTCGTCGACGACGACGGGTACAGGCAGTTCCAAGAGGTATTCGACCTGCTGGCTCGGAAGAATGGAAAGTCGAGTCTGGGAGCCGCGCTTGAGCTGTACATGCTCATAGCAGACGGCGAGGGAGCGCCGCAGGTGTATAACGCCGCAAACTCGCGTGCACAGGCGTCCCTGGCCTACGGCATCTCGCTCAAGATGATGCACCGCTCCAAGGAGCTTAACAATGCGCTCCGCAAGGGAACGGTCCCAGACCGCGACCAAGACGGCATCATCTGCGACAAGAACGACGGCTACATCACCGTGCTCACGAGCCAGACGCGGAACCTCGACGGCCTCAACGTGTCGTTCTGCCTGCTGGACGAGATGCACGCCAACACGAACCGCGACCAGTACGACCTGGTCAAACAGGCGATCGGCGCACGTAACCAGCCGCTCATCCTCGAAATCACCACCAACGGCTTCGAGCGAGAGAACCTTTTCGACGACCAGTACAACTACGCTTGCGGAATCCTCGATGGAACAATCGAGGACGACCGCTTCCTGCCGATAATCTACGAACTCGACGACCGCTCCGAGTGGCTCGACGAGCGCTGCTGGATTAAGGCGAACCCAGGACTGGGCACCATCAAGTCATGGGACTACATGAAGGACGCCGTGAACAAGGGCATGCAGGACCCGTCCTCCTTCCCTTCCCTGATGACCAAGGACTTCAACATGCCAGAGTCGAGGGCATCTGCGTGGCTCACCTTCGAGGAGGCCGTCAACGAGGCTCCTATGCCCTTCCCTATCGAGGACAACCCGAACATGCCCAGCGGCGAGGGATTCCGCTACGGCATCGCTGGCTTCGACGCGTCGGACACCACCGACCTCTCCGCAGCCAAGATGCTCATGATGCGCCCGAACGACCCGCACATCTACGAGCTGGCGATGTACTGGCTCCCAGAGGACGCGCTCAAGAAGGGCGACGGCTACCGCAGGGAGCGCGATGACGTTCCCTACCGCCAGTGGGAGGAGCGAGGGCTTCTGCGCACCGTCCCTGGCAACACCGTCCCGAAGCGGGTGTTCATCGAGTGGCTTGAGGAAATCAAGCAGAACTACGACGTGTACACGTTCGCCATAGGCTACGACCCTTGGCACGTCATCGGCCAGGACGAGGAGGCCCTGAAGCAGTACGTCGGCAACGAACGCTGCATCGCCGTGAGGCAGGGACCCAAGACCCTCTCCACGCCGATGAAGCAGCTCAGGGCGCAGTTCGCCAACAACCTGGTCGTCGACGGAGGCTGTCCCGTCTCTAGCTGGTGCCGAATGAACGTGTCGATAAAGTCGGACACAAACGCCAACATCCAGCCCGTGAAGATGGCTGGCAAGGCCAAGAACCGCATCGACGGCTTCATGGCCGAGCTGTGCGCGTACGTGGCCTACATGCTCCACAAGGAAGAATACGAGGCGAACCTATGATTAAGTTCATCGAGAAACACATACGAAATCGCGTTATCGACCGCCATGCACGAGAGGCGGAATCGCTCGTCGATAGCCTTTACGAAGGGCAGACTATGCTCATCTGGAAGAGCGGCGGAAAGACACGCGTCTACACCCTCGAAAACATAGACGTAAGCCAATGCGACAGGGAAGAAACGCTTTACGCAGACGACGCGAAGTACGTCAATCTCACGCCATGTGGCGCACTCAGGATACACGCGGACCTGTCGACGCCACCATGGCTCGAACACCTACTCAAGGAGAGGCCAGCAGAAACGGGAGGCCCAGATGAAATCTGAGAAGTGTGCGGTATGCGGCGGCGAGGGCTACGTCTGCATCGCGTCTGACAAGTTCAGCGGCAAGACGCTCTACGGCGTGAGCTGCGGAAACGACCATCATGTAGCGGCGGTGTTCGAGACGAAGAACCGCGCCGTCAAAGCCTGGAACGAATGCCAGGGATTCTACTCAAGGTACAGCGGCTAGGAGGGAACATGGAGAAGCACGCGCTCTACTCTGGCTCCACCAACCTTTACGGCGACATGCAGACGGCTGCCAAGTCTCTCATCGCCAACTCGGACGTGGACAAGGTCTGGATGCTCACCGAAGGCGACTACGACTACTGGCTCCCAGATATCTGCGAGGTCGTCGACGTGTCCGACCAGGAGTTCTTCCCGAAAGGCTCTCCGAACATGGACAGCCCGTTCAGTTACCTGGCGCTTATGCGTGCGGCCCTGGCCCTCATGCCAGAGCTTGCAGGCGTGGACAGGGTGCTCTCGCTCGACGTGGACACGGTCTGCATCAGGGACGTGTCTGGAGCCTGGGACATGCCGATCGACGACTGCTACTTCTCGGCCTCGGTGGAACCCGACATGTGCTACAAGGGCATGCTCTACTGCAACACGGGCGTGGCCCTGTACAACCTGGAGAAGCTCAGGGACGGCAAGGCCCAGGAGGTCGTGGACGCGCTGAACTGGCGCAAGTACGCCAACATCGAGCAGGACGTGTTCTCGTTCCTCTGCCAGGGCCACATCCACGACATGCCGTCCGAGTACAACTCGACGCGCTTCACGACTCGCACCAACGTCGTGCGCATCCAGCACTACGCTGGAATCAAGGCCCAAGCGTGGCGCAAGGAGGGCTTGGTGGCCGAGTACCGCCAAATGCCGTGGGACGCCGTCTTGGAGCTGCACGAGGAGAGGGTGAGGAAGAATGGCTAGAATCCTCCTCTCCGTGCCGAGCTTCGACTACTCGGTGGACTCCAGGGTCGACGAGGCCCTGGGCAACCTGGACAGGTGCGGCCACGAGATAGTCCAGCGCAACATCGGCGGCTGGGACGTGGCGAGGGCGCGTAACCTCATGGCCCATGCGGCCCTGGACGAGAACTGCGACTACCTGTTCATGGTGGACTCGGACACCGTCCCTCCCAGGGACGCCCTTACCCACCTGATGTCGCACAACCTGGACGTGTGCCTGGGCTGGTACCCGCGAGGGACCGACCCTTCCATGACCAACATGATAGTCCCTTGCACCCTGGGCTACACCGAGTCCTTCCCTGTCTCCGAACTTGAGAGGCTGGCAGGCAACGGCGTGGAGCTGCTTGAGGTAAAGGCTGGCGGTTTGGGCTGCGCCCTAATCAAGACGAGCGTGTTCAGGCGCTTCAAGGCTCCCTGGTTCCTGTTCGTCAACCACGGCGACGGCAGGTGGCTCGG